GCTGAAGACCAACTTGATTTTACTATTGGAAGTTTAGAGTTTGATGCAGATGCTAATGTTACTGTATCTAGTGCAGGATCATTAACAGGATCAATTGGAAATACTGTTGCTGGACTAAAAACTCCTGTAGATGTTACTGGAACACAAGCATCATTTAGTTTAGGAACATTTACATTAGTACAAAGCACAACTGAACCAGTGACTGGAATACAAGCTGCATTATCACTTGGTTCACATGCAGAAATACCAGGTCAAATTATTGGTGTAAGTGGCCTTCAAATGACTGGATCAGTTGGTCAAGTTACTGCTACTGGTGTAGCAAATATTGATGTAACAGGCATACAAATGACACTATCAGTGGGTAGTCCAGTAATAACTGCATGGGCTGAAATAAATCCTGGAGTTAATAACACTTGGACAGAGGTTGATCGGGCAGCATAACTTTGATAATATATTAATTATTTAGGAGAAAAAAATTATGACATCATCATTTTCATCAGATTTGAAACTAGAACTTATGGTTACTGGCGAAAACGCTGGGACATGGGGTGATAACACAAATAACAATTTAAACTTAATTCAACAAGCGATTGCAGGATTTGAACAAGTAACACTTTCAAGTGGTGGTACTCTTGCTTTAGTAATGACAGACAAAACTATTTCTAACGCTAGAAATATGGTTATTAAATTTGCAACTGCTTCAATTGCTGCTAGCACAATTTGTACTATTCCAGATAGTATAGAAAAATTTTATATCTTTGATGCAACAGGTTTGACTAACCCAACTAACCTTACAATTAAAACTGCATCGGGAACTGGTTTCACATTAGATGCTGCTAAAATTTATGCAGCTTATTCTGATGGAACAAATTTAAAAGAAATATCTTTAGACA